TGGTTCGTGTTCACCGGATTCGTGATCGCCACCGCGGACGGCTGGAAGTTCGCGCCGCCGCCGCTCGTATCCTTGAGATACTGCTTATACATCGCGTCGTATTGCTGCTTCGTCGCAATCGTGTCGCCAGGCTGGAAGCCGCGCTGCTCCCGGAGATATTGGATGAATCCTGCGTCCATCGCTTAGGCCCCCGGCATCGTGAAGAACGCTCCGCCCGCACCGCCGCCACCGGTCCCCCGGTTGCCACCGCCGCCCATCTGCCGATCGACGATCTGCTGGCTCATGATCGAGCGCCCGGTGTTGTTCATGCCGATGATGCTGTCGCCGATCATGGCTTGTTGGCGGGGGGATTCGCTGAGGAAGCCTTTGATCCATTCCGGATCAAATCCCAGCTGGTCGCCGTGCCGCTTCATGAAATCGCCATAGGCCGAGCCTTTGGCCTCGAGGGCTTTGTTGTCGGCATAGGCTGCGACGAAGCTACCCAGCACGCTATCCGCCGAGCTGCCGCCGCCGCCACCGCGGCCGCCACGTTCGCCGCCGCCTTGCATGGCCATGGCCGCGCCGGCCGGTCCGCCCATGGCAAAACCGGCGACCGCTTGGCCCGCCTTGCGGATCGTGCCGCCGACGTCCTCGCCGATCTGCTCATACATTTGTTGGTTGGCTTGGGCGGCGCCGAGGGCGCCTTGGGCGAGGAATTCGCCGCTCTTGTCAGTCACTCCACCTGCGTTATAGGCAAACATAGTTTTTCTCTCCTTCGATTAAGCCGCTTTGGCTTGGGTTAATTCTTGGGCCAGGGCCGCGCCGATCACGGCCGGCTTGATCGCCAGGCGTTTCTTGCCCTTGATCGTGCGTTCTTCCACCGCTTCCGGCAGAACCTTCTGCACATCCTGGGCCATAAAGCCGACGCGCTTCTCGTCGTCGCCCTTGTATTTGAACTCGTAGGCCGTGAGACCGAGCACCTTGCCAGCCTTGCCGAGCGGCTTGATGTCCTGCTTCATCCGCTTGTCCGAGAAGATGGACGAACCAATGTTGCCAATCATGCCCATCATCCCGGCCTGGCGCATGGCGCCCGCCTGCATGTTGGCGCCTTGGACGGCGGCGTTGTTGTTCTGCCAAGAGTTAAACATTGAGCCCTGGAGATTCCGGTTGAAGGATTCGACGTTGCCCGCCTGATTGACGGCATTGTTGAACGTGTTGCCGATCAGCTGCGTGCCTTGTCCCATGGTCGCTTGGCCCAGGCCGAAGGCCGGGTTGAGTCCGCGGGCGAAGGGGTCGAGGGCGCCGTAGCCTTCGGCCAGGGTAATCCGGCGGCCGCGGCGGGCCAGGTCGAGCTGGTTGGCACCGAGGGCGAATTGACGCCGCTGGTCGAGACGCTGCTGCGACATGGCATCCCGGTTGAGGATCTCCGCGGCCGACGAGCCGGCGCTGGTGCCGAGACCGCGGGCGGCGAAGGCGCCGCGGGCGGATTGTTGCGCCGCACGTTCCTGCTCTGGCGAGAGCGAACGTCCGAGCATCAGCTCCTCTTGAGCCTGACGCTGGATCTCCGCCTCGATGGCGCTGGGGGCGCTGGCCGCTTGCAGCTCCTGGTCCATCACGCCCCGGGTCCGGGCGAGGTATTGATTGTCCAACTCCCCGGCCACCTGGCGGGCCGTGCCGAGCTGCTGGGCGATCATCTTCGGATACAGACGCTCGAGCGAACGCTCCTGCTCCTGCATCTGCTGGATGGCCGACCGCGTTGCCGCGGCATACATCCGGTCGTAGTCGATTGGTGCCGGCGCCGGGGGCTGCGCGACATTGTAAGTCGTGCCTCCTCCGCCGCCGCCGAAAAGTCCTCCTCCTCCACCCATATTATTGTCCTCCTACTTTGTTCATTAGTTTCTCCCAGGAATATACCCGAGGTTCAAAGCTCCCACGTCGGCACCATGCCGCGTATTGCTGCGGCCGAGTCGCCACGCGCATAAACTCCCGCACCGGGTTAGCGTGCCCCACGGCCGCCGCCAGCGTGACGAACCAACAATTAGGCTCGCCGGATTCAAAGTTTTGCTCCTCCGCATTCCACCGCAACTCCGAGGCGAGCAGAAAGACTTCCGGTGTGGCATGGACAAGACCATTGGCCAGATGCCATCCCAGCAGCTCCTCGAAAGTCGCCGTGGCATCGTTGTCCTCCTGCCATTGTTTTGCTTTTTGCCATGGCAGCATTAGTGCAGATCGGTCCATGCCGTGTTGGTGCGGACTTGGAGTTTGTTCGTGGATGAATTGTAAAGGACCAGGCCAGCGGTCGGGCTGGTGATTGCATCACGCTGCGCCGTTGTCATGCGCGGGGGCAGGAATCCCTGCGTCGTGCTGGTCACATCGAGGGCCGCTTTGGCGTCCGGTGTGACCGTGCCAAATCCCCCGGCACCGGTCGTCACGACATTCTGTGAACCGAAGTTCGGCGACACCTTGCTGCCGGCGATGGCGGCCGAAGCCGACACGTCGGCGTTGACAATGTTGCTGATGGTCGGCACGGCGGCCGAGTTCATCTTGGCCGGGGTGACGACTTCGCCCGACACCCAGCTATATCCTGCGGTGATTGTTGCCATATTATGCTGCTCCCTTCATGATTCCCGTATTGACCAGCGCGGTGCGGCTTGCGTCTTGAAGTGTTTTGATGTTGGCCACGTCCGTGCGGATCTTGGCGAGTTGCGAGGCCAGCGAGGCAATGGCATTTTTGATGGCGGTCATGTCGGCTTGGGCATAGGCAGCGCCCGCCGTGATAGCCGCCAGCGTGGTCGAGGCCGTCCCTCCGGTGCTGTCTGTCAGCGAGTCCTGAGTCTGCGCCGCTGCTGCTGCTTGTCCTGCTGCGGCCGGCTGCACCACAGGCGTCACGTTCCAAAAGCCAATCTTTTGCCCCACCGCCGTGCCGATCTTGGTGCCGGTGCCGGTGTTGACCACAATGTCGTCCGCATCGCCCATGGTTAGGCTGCCGTTAAGCGCGGTTGCCCCGGCGACCGTCAGCGTGCTATCTAGCACCGCCGCGCCGGTCACATCCAGCGTGCCCGGCACGTCGATGTTGCTGGCCCACTCCACTCCGGTTCCGGCGGCGTCCGTCTGCAAAAGCTGCCGCGCCGCGCCATCGGCCAGCTTGCTCACGGCGATTTCGGCCGAGGCCGACACGTCGGCGTCTACGATTACGCCAGAACCAATCGCCGTGACGCCCGAACTGTTGACCGTCACATCGCCTGTCAACGCGGTAGCCGTTGGCACATTGCTGGCATTGCCCAAAAGCACCTGACCGGCCGTAATGCTGGCCAGCTTGGTGTGCGCGATGGCCGCCGAGGCGTTGATCTCGGCATTGACGATATTGCTGATCGTGGCGCTATCGACCAGCGCATTGAGCTTTGCCGCCGTGACGGTTTCGCCCCCACTGAAAACGTGTCCCTTGCTTAGTGTTGCCATAATTATTCGCTATGTCGTGTTTCCGTTTGCGGCATGCTGGGCATGGCCGCTTCCACGCCGACCGTGCGGATCTCCGGCCGCTCGGCAGTGGTTTCAAATTCAATTTCGCAGTAATGCGCCTTCGTGCGGATCGGCTGCTTCAGCGTGTAATCCTCAGCCAGACCGGACGTGTTGGTCATTCCCGGCACCAGTTCAATTTCCTTGTCAGGGTTAACCATCAAGGCGTTGACCTTGATTGATCCGGTATTCGGCAGCACCACGTCCGACATCACGCGCACGAATCGCTTGCTGCCCATCGTGCCGAATCCATAGCGCCGCGTCTTGAGGCGGCCGCCAACCGGCGTGAAGTAGTCAATGCCCAGCGTAGAATCCGGCGGATCATCTCCGCGCTCCACGTCTTCCAGCAGAAACAGCTTGCCGGTCAATGAGGCGGCAAAGAGGCGGCGGCTGGTCGCATTGCGTTGGGCCACGATCAGATTGCTGATCCCAAAAGGATAGCTGTCGATGCTTTCCCACTGCTCATTGAGCGCCGAGTAAATGAACAGCGCATTGTTGAGGTCCGCGCCATCCACCGGCGCCGCCAGCCAGTAACGGTTGTCGTGCCACAGGCCCACGGCGTTCTCAGCTCCATCGCTCGGAATGCGGGCGATCTGGTCCGCGATGGCGTCCGAAAGAGGCTTGGTATCTCCGCGCAATTTAAGATCCAACCGCGCATCAAGGCGGTAGACGCCGGCGTCCGAAAGGAAATAAATATACTGACCGGCCGTGGCGATGGACCGGCGGGCGCTGCAACCAATTTCATCCGTCAGCAAATCCAACCGCGAGACCAACCCGTCGCCGCTTGAGGGGTCGTAAGTCTGGTTCACGGTAGCCAGCCAGATGCTATTGCGCATGAAGATAAGGAAGCTGCCATCCGCCCATGGATGCACCGCCACGATGTAGTCGTTGCTCCCTTTGTTGGCGCGAAAGCTGGCCCAGAACGGATCGTATAAATCTGGGCTTAAAATATCGGAGAGCATCACTTGGTCGCGTCCGTCCGGCAGGACGAGGCGGTTGCCGATATAGCTGGCCCACGGCACCGAGCGCATCCGGCGATACGTTGCGCCCTCAGCCGGAACGCCACCCGGCGCCTTGACGAAAGGCGTTGTAATGTCGCCGGTCCAATACATCGGCGGCTTGACCCTGCGCACCGTCCGCCCCGACGCCGCTGTCATGGATGCCGTGCCGCTGGGCACCGTAATGGCAAAACTATTGGTGCTGATGCCGACGATGTCGTATTCGTGGCCCGCGAAGGCGGCCACCGATCCGCCGTCCATCCGCACCCGCTGACCGGCCGAGTAGCCATGCGCCGTGCAGTAGACCGTGGCCGTGGTGCCTGACACGCCGATGCCTCCGCCGGTCAACTCCTTCGGACCCCAGCCCGCCACATTCTGGTCCGCCTCCCGCAGCAGATACATCCGGTCAAATGCCTGCACCATGCTAACTTTGTCAGTCGGCTCAATGATCTCGCCCTCCGGAAACGGAAGAGGCTGCAAGTAATTGACCGCCTCCAACTCGTCGCCGATTTGATCCGTGATCGGATCGCCGGTGTGGTCGGTGATAAGACTGGTTGCCTCGCCTAGGCTATACGTATCGTCGTAGACAAACGCACCCGTTGCAGTGGCCAGCAGGATATACTCCTTGTTGTTCAGCCCTGGCGAGCGGTAGGCGCCGCTAGCGAAGACGCCGTTGGGATAGGTCGTGAGCAACTGCACGCCGCTGGTGCCGATGCCCAAGGTAAAGTCCAGCACCGTCTCCGCTGTCTCTACAGGATCAAACCGAAACGGCAGCGTCAGGGGAAAGTCGCCGGGCAGCAAATCATCCGCCAACCGCCGCGCCCCCTTGCGCGTCTTGGCCGTCCCACGATCCAACCGCATGTTCTCCGACAGTTGGAGAACGCCCGCCGGCAACGCCACCGGATTCATTCGGCTGGCAAAGCCGATGAAACCTGCGTCGCCGTCGCGGGCGGTTGGACTTTCGAGGGGCATTATTTAATAAAATTCAGGTCGATGGCGCGTCTGATGCGCTATAAAATCCGACATCTGTTTTATTTTCTTGCTGTTTAGCCATCGCTTCCATCTGTTCAGCCATTTTG